TGGCGCGCGTTCTCGCGCATGAGGGAATGGATCTGTTCGGTCATGGGTCAGAAGCCTGAAAGGTGAGAGAGCAGATCGAGCTGGCGCATGTCAGCAGGCGGCGCTTCGGGTTCCGGCGCGGGCTCCTGCTTGAGCAGCTCGAATTTGATGCGCGCATCGGCGATCGCCACATACCCCGCATCGAGCTCGATGCCGATGAAGTTGAAGCCCTCGCGCATGGCGGCTTTGCCGGTCGAGCCCGAGCCGCAGAATGGATCGAGAACCGTGCCGCCCGGCGGCGTCACGAGGCGGCAAAGATAGGCCATGAGCTCAGTGGGCTTCACGGTCGGATGATTGTTTCCGCCGAGCTCGCCCGCCGCTTCGGCGACTTGCACCTTGCGCAGCGTCGTGCCCTGCTTGAATTTCGGGCCGGGATGCTGGAGCCCTTCGTGACGGTCGGCAGGCGACGCTTTCGGGCAGTAGATAAACCTGTTACCCGTAGACGGCTCGCAGCCCTTCGCCCCAACTTCCGAGCTCGTCGGCGTGATGCTGAATGTGACAGGCTCGGCAGAGCCATCGGATGACCAATGGCTTGCTGTAATCGTCGTGATGCCGGTCGGCTCTCTCGTTGCCACAACGCTCACAGGGCTGTTCGTCGGGGAAAGATTTTTTTGCTGCCACTCGCGCAAGAACTTTGGCGCGATATTCTGTATCGCCGTGGTAACGGCTTCGGCGAGCTTCCTTGATTCGCTCGGCGTTACGGCTATAGAAGGTGCCTTCGCAGCGCTTAACTGCATTCCCGCGTGGCGCAGCGAGATTGCTGCATCGCTTTGAGCAATAGCGTCGAGTACGTTTGACAGGGACAAACTGGACGCCGCAGTGAGCGCAGGAAATAGGCGCAGGTTTTGGATGAGCCATTCTTCGTCGCTAGTCTCGATCTGTTTGAAAAAGCGTGCCGCCGACGTGTCCTGATCCACGCGCGGTTCAGTTGCCGGGCGGCCGTCGAACCGCCCGTAGACGTTGTTCGTTTTCGAGCTCGGCTCGTTGCCGGTCACAGGCGCACGCGCGCCCGGAGCGTTCGGGAAGAGCGCGAGCACTTCAGGCGATCCATCGTGGATGACGTTCGCGGGCCAGCGGCCGACGTATTCGCGCTCGACGCGCTCGGCACCGCGCCGCGCTTCCGCTGTACCGGCTGCGCCGAAGGCATTGCCGCTGCACGCTTCGAGCGAGCCGATGCGCTCAATGCGCACTTCGTCGCCGACGCGGCACGCATCGATATAGAGCGCGCCGGGACCGTGTTTCTCGACGTTCGCCGCGACCGTGCCATCGAGAGCCTTGCGCGCGACGCAGATCGGCTCATGCGCCGGTTTAAGTGCCGTGCCGCGCCCTTCGCCGATGTTTCGCGACTTCGGAAAGCCAGTCGCGTAGACCCACATGATTTGATCGCGCAGCTCGAAGCCCGCGTCCTCAATGGCGCAAGCCATGCGGTGATACGTGCGCGAGCCCGAGAAGGCGAGCAGATGCCCGCCGGGCTTCAGCACGCGCAGCGCTTCGCGCCACAGATCGACATTGTTCGCGATGCCGGATTTATCCCACGCTTTACCCATGAAGCCGAGCTCGTAGGGCGGGTCGCACACGATCGAATCGACCGAGTTTTCTGGCATTGAGGCAAGCACGACAAGGGAATCGCCGTGATGGAGTGTGTAGCGCTCTTTCATCATGGGCGCTATTTTTCCTCACGAAGTACCCACAAGGCAAGGAAAATAGTTTATCCTTCAGGTAAATCTACCGGGACGGTAGAAATTCTTCGAGAAGGAACCAGTAATGACACCGTGGGAAGAAGAAAACCAGCGGAAGGAAGCCGAGAAGGCGGTGAAGCTGCAATGGTTGCGGTCGTTGCGGCCGGGCCACAAGGTAGCCGTGCGCAACTCTGGTAGTGCAAACGGCTATGAAATCTATGAAGTCGCCCGCATCACGCCAACGCAGATCGTCGTGAACTACAACAGCGCGGTCGAATACCGCTACAGCAAGAAGGACGGCAAGCGCATCGGCGGCCGGTCGAGTTGGCACTTCCCGCGCGGCATCGAGCCAGTGAAACCGAAGATCATGGAAATGGTCGAGCTGAGCAACCTTCGCCAATGGTTCGCCAATCTTGCGGACGACAACCGGAGGCTGAGCCTCACCACCCTTCGAGCGCTGAAAGCCGCCGTCAAGCCGATCATCGCAGCAGACGGAGGCAACGATGCTGCTTGACCTTCGCCCACCGCGCAACCGCGCCCGCTACGTCGATGAAATCGGCCCCGTTACCTGCATGGCCGTGCGCGACCGCTATGTCATGGTGCGGCGCCCGAAAGAGAAGCCCTTCGTTATCACGCTGCGCGAGTGGCACCGGAACGCCGGGACAATGCCGACCGAGAAGCAATGTCACCCGAGCGACAAGCTCATGCTGAAGGCGTTCGCCGACGAAGGCGAGCTCACGATCGAGCGGCTGCAGGAGAAAGTCGGGCTGAAGCCGCGCACCTTGCGCGAGCGGCTGCGCCGGTTTCACGAGTCGAAGCTCATCTATGTGTGCGGCTGGATTCCGCCCGGCGGGCCGGGCAGACACGCGCGCATCTACGCGCTCGGCGACAAGAAGGACGTGCCCGAGCCGAAATTCAACGCAAAGGCGTCGAAGAACAAATACGCGAAAAAGATGCGCGCCGTAATCCGCGCGCGCACTCGCAAGACTCCCCCCAATCCTTTTGAGCAACTCCTGACCCAATGAGCGAACTACAAAGACTCCCGACGCCCGGCTCGACGTGGAAGCATCGCGGCGGCGACGAATACACCGTCATCGGCCTGACGAGCGAGCCCGACGCCGAGAAGGCCGAGAAATTCCCGCGCACGGTGTTCTATCGCGGCCCGGACGGGCGCCAATGGACGCGCACGCTCCAAAGCTGGCGCGGCAGCTTCACGTTCGTGCGCGAGGCGGCCGACGCCTATCCGACGAAACGCATTCTGGAGCATGCCGAGTATCTCGCGGCGGGCACCGAGCGCCTGATTGAAGCCATATGCGAAGGCATCGACGCGCAGCAGGCGATTGATGAAGGCACCGACGACGAAGAGAAGGCGAAAGCCCGCCTGCATGACGCGCACGAGACGTTCAACGAGGCGCTGCGCGGCTCGCGTATCGACATTCACGAATTCCGCAAGCGCGCGGCCCGCTACACGCCTGCACTGGAGCGCGGCGCGGAGCTCGACGGCGTGCTCTTCCGCTACTGGATCAGCGAGGCGGCTGCACGCCCGGCACGCGTCGCGACGGCGCTCGCGAACTGCATCACGGCACCGGACTATCGAGACACCCTCACCCGCATGATGCAAAAGGACAGCGCATGAAAGACGTCGTCGTAGTAGGCGGCGGCCGCAGGCTCGGCCGCTCGCATCTCGCCGTGCTTGCGTCGGCGCTCGCCGTCTCAGGCGTGAACGTCAGCATCGACGCGCTCTACGAGCTGGATCAGCGCAAGACGGCCGAGCGCGCGCAGGTTATCACCGACGAGGACCGCGAGCGCATGAAGGCGGCCGAAGAGAAGCGCGCGCGGCGCGCGGCCAAGCGGAAGCTCGTCGTATGAGCGGCCCGAACTTCCGGCTCATGGTGCGCAACATGCGAAAGCTGCACGAGCGCGAGCGGCTTGCGCTCATCGGCGAGCAGGCGATCGCAACGGCCGCCGCTGTCTCGACCATGACCAAGGCGAAACGCGCGCACTGGAAGGCGCTCAGCGATTTTCGCGCAGAGCACGGCCCCGAAGTATGGGCGGGCGACTTCCACGACGAGAAGCTGCATGCCGCCAAGAAGGCGCGCGACGAAGCCACAGCGACCGCCCGGCGCGAGCGCGCGCGACTGCGCGCCGCAATCAATCACCACCTGAAGGAGTCCGCGTGACGGTCTACGTGGACGACATGAAGGCGAAGTTCGGCCGCATGGTCATGTGCCACATGCTCGCCGACTCGGACGACGAGCTGCACGCAATGGCCGACAAGATCGGCGTCGCGCGTCGATGGTGGCAGAGCCCGCAAAAGACGAGCGGCAGCCACTACGACATTGCACTGAGCAAGCGCGCGCTCGCCGTCGCGGCGGGCGCCGTCGAAATCACATGGCGGCAGGCGGGCGCGATGAACCGCCGCCGCATCGTCACCGGCCAGCTCGGCAGCCCGCATGACGCCGAGCAATGGCTTTCCGACTATCTCAACGAGCGGCGTCAAGTGCGCGCAGCAACCACCTGAGGCAACACTATGAATGTAGTCATCGACGGCGTGCGCTATGTGCCCGCGCCGACCCCTTGCGAGAAGCCCGAGCTGCTGGACTTCGTTTTCGCGTCGAGCGACTTGGGGCGCGATCTGACCATCCGCGAATACCTCATCAAACTGCTTTCGACGCTCTGGAATGAAGGCGAAGGCTTCAGCAGCAAGAACCCGTTCGGTAATGGCGGTTGGGAATTCGAGCTTTATCGCGCGCTTGTGAAGGCGGGCGCAGTCGAAGGCACGCTGGACGAGGAAGGCTATCTCGACCGCTTCCCGCGCGAGAGCCAAGAGAAGGCAAACCGCATCGTTTTCGGCCTGATCGACCAGCTCGGCGCACCGCCGAAGCCGTAGCAATCCCCGCGTTTCCCCTGTATAGTTTTACCCGAGAGATAAATAAACCGCTTGCCTTTGTTCGGTTAGGCGACTAATATGACTCTCACCACTTCACAGGGGAAACCAAATGAAAAAAACGATCGTCGCATCCCTTCTTGCGGCCGCCGCATTCAGCGCGCACGCCGAATTCCTGATGTACACCGACAACGAGGCGGGCGGCCTTATCCAGTTTTCGGATATGGCCTGCTCGAAGATCACCGGCTTCCCGAAGCTCAGCCACATGCAGGGGCTCGGCGCGGTAATCACGGATGCGGCAGGGAGAGCGGTTCTTCTCGGCTGCTATCGGTACACGGAGCCGAATCTGCAAGTGACGTGGGCAAACGGCGAAATGCGCTTCTATCGCGCCGACTCTGTGACGTTCACCGCAGCAGGCAAGCGCCTCTTTTCCGACCTGAGCAAGACTTCGAACTGATATGAACACGAACAACGAACCGGCATTCCCGGACGACCTGAATCCCGCGCTCGTCGGCGCGATCGCCAAGTTCATCGGCCAGATCACCGGCCTGACGCCGCCGCCGACTGACGCCTTCCCGCTCGAATGGCACGGCTTCCTTCGCGAGCTCGTGCAGAGCATCGACGCGATCAAAGCGGATCAGAAAACCGAGCGCGTCCTTCTTGCTCTTGATCCGACAAAGGCGACCGAAGTCGCGAATATGCGCATGAGCTATGCGTTTCTCGTGACAGCCGACGACTCGCTCAACGAACTCAGCCCGATCGAAGTGCTGCACGGCACCGTCTTGAGCGACTTCCGTTCGCAGCTTGAGGCTTGCCAGCAGCGCATTCTGGATCTGCCGCTCGCGCAGCGCTTCGCGAAGGTTCTCGCGCTCTGGCGCATGGAACAGGCTGCCGAGCGCGACCGCCCGCTGAAGCCGTCCGACGCCGGGCATCAAGTCGCGGCTCTGATCGAGGATCTCGAGAAGCGCGGCATCTTCGCGACCGTCGAGCGCGTGAGCGTGCCGCCGTTCGCAATGGGCAATCACGTCGCGCGCGTCAAGACGTGGCGCAAGCGGGAGCGCGCCGAGTGAGAGGTTTCATCCTCACGTATCGCGGCAAGCCAATGCCCGAGACGTTCCGATTTTCACGCGAGGCGTGCAAGGCATGCACGGCCGCGTGGAAGGACGAAGAGACCGGGCGCTTCCGCGACTTCAAATTCTGGCAAAAACAAGGCTTCCGCGTTCGCGGGGCATGGCTTGAGGTAGACCAATGAGCGCACGCGCAATCGAACCGACGCCGTCATGGGACGGCAAGGGGCTGCCGCCGGTCGGCATGGACGTGCTGATCGATACCAACTCGTCGGGGCTCGTCATGTGCACCGTGACCGGTTATCACGTCGAGGGGCATCTCGAAGGCGACACGGCCTATCACCGCGTATTCGTTGACGTCGTCTACAAGGGCACCGACGCGCCGAACTGCCGCCTGCTGAGAGACGTGAAGCCCGTTCCGCCGGTCCCGCCCGAGCAGTGGGGCAAGTTTTTCATGTGCGACTTCTGCAACAAGACGCAGGAGCAAGTCGAGAAGATCATCGCGGGCGAGCGCGACACCGCTATCTGCAATGAGTGCATCGACTTGTGCAATCAGATCATCGCCGAGCACAACGCGGCAAAGGAAAAGGCATGACCGAAGAGCAACTTGTAGAGGCGTGGCTCGAAAAAATGGGGCTCACGAACTCGGTCAACGAGGATCAGCGGCAGACGCTCGCGGCCTTCGCGACGTATGTGCGCGCTACCGATGCGAGCAATTCGCAGCCCGTCGCGCGCGTGACCATCACGAAGCCCGGCGACAGCCTCACCGGCATGTCGTTTCTTTCGCTCAACGACTACGGCCGCGCGACGCTCGGCAAGGGCCGCCACTTGCTCTATTCGCACCCGCCGGGCGCGCTCTACACGATGGATCAGATGCGCGAGTACGCGGCCGCTTTCCATAAGTCGCGCGTCGAGGCAAGCGGAGCGCGGCCCGAGTGCGTGGACTGCGGCGACAGCATCGAGGCGCACGATCCGGGCACTTGCGGGAACTGCCATTCGATCAAGTATGCGCGCGGCGCGCAAACTGAAGCGCTGGAGCGCGAGCATCTCGGCGACGCAGAGCAGCGCACGGGGATCTACGCGCCGAAGGCGGATGACTCGAAGCCCACGACGCCGTGCGAGTGCCGCGCGTGCCTGAAGGGAAAGACCGTCGATACCGGCTTCGGCCCTATGCCGGTCGAAATGACGCGAATGATCGTGTGCGCAACGTGCGGCAATAAACGCTGCCCGCACGCGAACGACCACCGCAACGCCTGCACCAATTCCAACGAGCCCGGACAGCCCGGCTCAGCCTATTGAGGACCGTATGACCGAAGCAAAGAAGATGACCGCCGAGCACAAGCTCAAACACCTGATCCTGCTGCGAGCCGTCGAGATGAAGTACATCGAGCCGCTCACCGAAGAAGTCACGGCCGAGAACGTGGACGAGCTCTTCGAGGCGAACAATCAGGATTGGGAGCTTCAAGACCCAAAGAACGAGCTGCGCGGCGGCCAGCACGAAACCGACGTGCCGGTCGAGTATCAAGGGCGCGGCCTGAGCTACTACGAGTCGCGATCGGTCGCGATGCAGTATCTCGACGGCTCATGGATCGGTTGGACATATTGGTATGGCGGCGGCAAGCACGCCGAGCCCGAGGCGATCGACTGGATCGAGGCGGCTTACGACTTGGAAGTGACCGAAGAGCCGCGCACGATCATCCACCGCACGTTCACGAAGGTAGAGCCCGCATGAGCAAGACACACGTATTCGAGCGCTTCGACGTCGATACGAGCGGGACCGGCGAAGTGTGGGCGGCGGGCGACGGCGAATGGGTCAAGTCCGAGGACGCGATCAACCGCGAAGCCGTCCTGCAGGCGCAGATTCGCACGCTAGAGACGCAATTGAAGGACGCGCGCGCCTTCGCCCGGCTCGCGCGCGACGCGGCTCTGGAGGAAGCGGCGGCTATCGCCGAGTCGAGCTTCATCTATGCAACCGTCACGGCGCAGTGCATCGCGAAAAATATCCGGTCAAAGAAGGAGAAGAAGGCATGAGCGAAAAGAACAACGGCGGCCCGGCGTTTCCGGCGATCGATCGCTTAGACAAAAGCACCGACGGTTTCCCGCACTATGACGTCGTCGGAGCAGAAGGCATGACGCTGCGCGACTACTTCGCGGCCAAGGCGCTTCCCGCGCTTATCGCTCGCGTCGGTTCGGATATCGATATGCAAGGGCGGTACGAAGCATTGAACGAAGGGCTCGCGATTACTGCCTATGAATTGGCTGACGCCATGCTGAAAGCGAGGGACGAATGAGCCAGATGAAGGACTTTCTCGACGGCGTCGTCGGCGTGGTCGAGGCGAGCTCGTATGAGGCGCTTTGCCTCTGGCGCGAGTATCACAAACAGCTCAAATGGACGTGGGAGCAAGGAATTGGCGGCTATCTGCCGACCATCGGCCAGCTCGACGGCCGCCCGGTCGTGCTCAGTCTCTTCGTCCACAAGATCAACGGGCACAAGCTGCTTTTCATCGACCCGACAAGTCAGGTAGTGGATCACCAGATGATCGAAGCGTGGTTGAAGGCGAATCTCCCGGCGACGGCATTCCAGCCCGGCGGCGAATATCTCAACAGCCAGAACGCCATGAACTTTCACAACGTTTTTCCGAGGAAGGAATGACAACCAAACACACGCCCGGACCTTGGATCGCGCTGCCCGAGGAAGGCGACAAGCCTTACGTGCGAATTCGCGGCACCCGGCTCGGCAGGCGCTACAAGATCGCCAACGTAATGAATGCGGGCTATGACAACCCGCCCGAGCGTGAGGCGGAAGAAACGCGCGCGAACGCCCGCCTGATCGAAGCATCGCCCGATCTGCTCGAAGCGCTGCAAGAGGTTTTCGTGATCGGCGACCGTCTCGTAGCGGACGTGTACGGGCACGAGTTCAAAGAGAAAGCCCGCGCCGCAATTGCCAAGGCCACGGGAGGGACGGCATGAGCAACGCAATCGCCAACAAGCGACGGCTTTCGGTCGCAGTCGCGCGCCTGATCCATCGCACGAACGCCGGTCTGGACGACATTCACGAGGCATCGAACGCGCTCGCGCAGGTTTTCAGCGACATGCTCGGCGTGGACGTGGAGCTGCGCATGCGCATCGACGCGAAGCAGATGAAGGACGTGATCGCGCTCGCCGATGCGATGGAAGCGCAGAAGGGAGGCGCATGAACAGCTTCCGCAGCCGCGTCACCCAAGTTAGCATCGGCGGCCGCGTCATCTATGACGCGTTCGCGCGCCCGCTTCCGGAGCGCCCGGACTCGCGCGACGTCATCGCGCGCCTTCTGCGCGAAGGCGAGCTTTCGAGTTACACGCAGTCGCGCGACGTGACACTGACGTTCAACGGGCAGATCTGGACGCTGCCGCCCGGCGGCGGCACCTTCACCGTGACGACCGGCGGAAAGCCCGTCGCATCGACGCCGCGCCGCAGTGTCGGCATGCGATCGCGCGCTGCCGCATTGGCTGAAGCGGCGTTCATTCTCAACGCGCAACACTGGTAAATAATTTACCTCTTAGGTAAAATGGGCGGGTTCTCAACAATAAAACCCGCCCATGAACGAACGCTTCTTCAAGCAGCTCTTGAACGAGCTCGACGCTGACGCTGCTGTGCCGCACTCGACCATCAATCACCACGTCGAAGGGCTCGATTATCTGTGCCTGCACCGCACGGACGCGCTCACCGCCAAGCTCTATTTCATCGACCCGGCGCGCACCGGCAAAGTGCCCGGCGCAATGCTCGTCGCGCCGCATTCGCACCGCTACGCGTTCCATACGATTGTGCTAGCGGGCGAAATCAAGCACGAGCGCTATCACGTCGAGCCCTATGAAGAGGGTTATTACGACCGCTTCAGCTACTCGCCCGAGACGCGCGAGCGAACGCTCATGGCGCCGTGTGAGCTGATCGTGCGCAGCGCCCGCGTGCATGAGGCGGGCAACTATATCTACGAATCGTATTGGGTCGAGCCCGACGAAGTGCACACGCTCATCGTGCCGAAAGAGCCCGTCATGCTCGGCCTCGTTCAATTCGCCGACTCGCGCGTGCGCTCTGACGTTTTTCTGTCGGGAATCGCGCGCGGCAAGATGGACTTCGCCGACTCGCGACGCCCCACGATTGAGGAAGTCGAAACCATGCGCGCACGCGCGCTTAAAGCACTGGAGAACCGCGAGCTATGACCCCCGAAATCAGATACTTCGTCAGCTTCACTGGCGGCACCAAGGACGAACAGTACACCGCGCGCGGGAACATCGAATTGACCCTTGATGGACCCGTAACGAGCATGGAGCAGATTCGAGAGATGACGCGGCACATCGAGCACGTCGAGCAGCTCAAAGCCGTCGTCATCACGCACTGGCAGCGCTTCGAGGAAGAGAAGCCGAAGCTCTACAGCGCGACGCTCAAGACGCGCGAGCAGATGGAGCGCGACATTCCACGCGATCATTTGGGGTGGTGGCATGACGTATGCCCCGGCGCGACGATGAAGCTGCGCGAGGCGACGGCCGCCGACATTGAACGATGCTACGTGCGGGAAGGCAAAACGCGCGACCCGGCCGACTATCTGTGCGAGAACATGGAGCGCGGCTCGCTCGTGCTGCGCGCGGCCGTCGCCGAGCTGACGGAGATCCACGCATGAGCACGACCGTCCGACTCATATGCGAAGTTGAAGTCACCGTCGATACGTGGGATTCGGGTTCGACATTCGACTCGCTCGCGGCGCAAGCCGTGCGCGAAGGGAAGCAGATTCTCGGCAATATGCGCCATAAGGGCGTGCCGGTGAGCCTGCTAAACGTCAAAGAAGTGAAGTTCGTCACGCACTCGCGCAAGTGGGAAAAAGATTGAACAACGTCATCGACATTGAAGAGCTGCGCATCACGCGCGACACGCGCGCCTATCGGCCGCCGCCCGAGTGCAGACATATGCGCATCACGCTCGACAGCAACGGCGAGACGATCCATTGCGACGACTGCAAGAAGCAGCTCAGCGCATGGTGGACGCTGAATCACTATCTCGACGCATTCCGCCGTGAGCGCGACACCCTCATCCGCCGCGAGGAAGCGCTCAAGGAAGCCGCCGAGAAGTCGATCCATACGAAGGCCGCGCAGGACGTCGAAAAGGCGTGGCGGAGCCGCACGATGGTTCCGTACTGCCCGCATTGCAGTGAGGCGATTTTCCCGACAGACGGATTCGGGCGCGGGCTCGTCAACAAGGCGATCGCACTGCGTCGGCGCGAGGCGAAGAAGGCATGACAGGCGACCTCTTCGCGATCGAGGAAGTCGAGATTCCGGCCGCGCAGCCCGAGCTTGACGCGTGGACGCGCGTCACGCAGCGCGCCTATCTCACGAATCTCGCGCGCGACGTGCACCGCTACCGTGCGCAAGGCAACGACACCAGCGCGCACGCGTGCAACTTCAACGCGCGCGGCGTGCTTCACAAACTCAACGGATTGGGGGGACAGTGGTGAGAGTCGAAGAATTGAAGGGCGCCGAGCTCGACTATTGGGCAGCAAAAGCCGATGGCGTTCGTCTCGTGCGCTTGCTGCGCGCAGACGGCGATCGCATTCGCGCAGACCGCTGCGAAACTCGCTTCGGCGAACAGTGGGATTGGGATTTGTATTCACCGTCGAGCGCATGGATGCACGGCGGCCCGCTGATCGAGAAGCACAACATCGGCTTCACGCTCTGCGAAGCGACGAGCGCCATTCCCGGCCAGCCCTATGTCGGACGCTTCTATAAGGCGTTCATGTGGGACCGCGCCTATATGCAAAGCGGCAAGACGCATCTCGAAGCCGCCATGCGCATGATTGTTTCCCACAAATACGGCCCGAAGGTGCCCGATGAAAGTATCTGAGCTTACCGGCGTCATGCTGGATCTATGGGTCACGAAGGCAGACGGCGCCACGATCGTCCCGAAGCACGAATTCGCGAAGGCGCGCGAGAACACAGCATGGCTCACCGACGACAAATGGATCGGCGACGAGCCCGGTAGCGAGCCGTGCAAGCTGATTCGTTGGGGGCCGGACCTGTACGGCGTGTTTTCGCCTTCGACTACATGGAGCGATGGCGGCCCGATCATCGAGCGCGCTGCAATCGGCTGGCGCGATCGCGGGCGCAATGCGCACGTAGGCGTGCACAAAGGGCTTTCCTCATGGGAGGATCAGCCGTGGGAGGCGTGGTATTGCGACGACGGCCCCGAAGGCGGCAATCCCGAGATGAATCACGTTCAGGTAGGACCGACGCTTCTCGTCGCCGCCATGCGCGCCTACGTCGCGTCGAAATTCGGCGATACTGTCCCCGACGAACAGGAGCCCGCATGAGCTTTCCCCCTCTTCCCATCGTGCAGCTCGTGCCGCCGCGCGAGCCCGAGGACGCGCAGCTCGACAATCTGACGAACGAGTTGATCCTCACGGCCACGCGCGGCGAGAACTGCATGCACGCGCTCGGCCGCCGCATCGTGTACATGTGCACACGGTTCGAAGGCGTTCGCGCAGACGAGCGCTTGCGGCACCGCGCGAACGACGTGATCCATGAGAACTTCGAGCTTATGCGCTCGTATCGCGGCCGCGCATGGCGCGATGACGGGCTCGAAATCACGACCGCCGTGCCGCGCATCGACAAGTCGCAGCTATGGATCGATATGATCGCGCCCGGCCCGAAGGCGACGACTGCATGAGGATCGTGCCCGTAGTTGAGCGCCGCCGCGTCGTCGGCTGGAACGTGTACCACCCGCCCGAGTACGTGCGGACGTGCCGGGTCGGCGGATACGACGAGCTCGTGCTTGTGCGCGCCGACTCATTCGAATTCGTGCCGCTCAGAGACGGCTTGGAGCGCGGCTTCACGCTCGACCTCATCACCGATTGGGACGGCCACGGACTGCCCTACGCATACGATACGAGCCGCTACCGTTCGTGATTCGCGAATAGCGAACGGGCCGCTCACAGGCGGCCCGCTTTGTCAAGTCAAAGCGTATAGGTTCGCGCCAGCACCTCAGAAGTCACCGCCCTGCGAGCAGCCTGTCCCTCATAGCGCCGCTCACACTCGGCGACGCGCGCCCATAGATCGGCAATCGCTCGCTCGTCCACCGTTCGCCGCTTTGCCGCCGCGATCAATTCGAGAACCGTCATATCAGAACAGCGCTCCTTGCTCTTCGTCCACCTTCTGAGCGTGCAGGAACGACGCGAGCCCCGTATCGTCCATGCCCTCGAGCGGCGACGTCATGAGCTCGCGCAGCACGTACTTCTTCGCGAGCCGCTCGCGAGCCTTCGCCACCGACGCATGGCGCGGCACATGATCGATTAGCTCGATCGCGTTCTTCTGCCCGATGCGATTGATCCGCCCCTGCCGCTGCGCGTGCACCATCGCCGTGTCCGGCGTATCGTAATTCACCAGCCAGTTACCCGACTGGAGATTCGCGCCGGTCGCGGCCGCATCGGAGCAGACCACGATATCGGCCTTGCGCTCGCCGCTGTCAGGATTGAACGCCTGAATCTTCGCCGCCTTCTCTGCGCTCGAATCGGAGCCCGTAATCGTCACGACGCGATGCCCTTCGGCCTCGAGCCGCGCGCGCAGATTCTCGACGGCGCGGCGCGACGTGGCGAACACGACGCCCGGCTTGCCCTTGCGCTTCGCCGCCTCTTGCGCGACGCGATCCAGACCGGCGGCTTGCGGATGATCGTAGATGATCGAGCGCTCGGCGGCATTGCGCAGGAGCCCCGCCGACTTGCCGAGCTCGTGCGCGATCGCCTCGTGCTGATCGGCGGGCACGCCATCGAACATATGCGGCGCGAGCGCCTTGACCGCGCCGACGTCGAGATCGCCCATCAAGCGGCTGATTTTCACCTTGCCGAGATTCGAGTCGAGCGCCTTGAGCGCGGCGTGCTGCGCGTCGGATAGGTCCGTATGCGCCTCGCTGCGCGTGACCGGCACGTCCGGCTTGATGCTTGCCGTGTAGAGATGCCGCGCCATCTCGCGCTTGAGCCCGTCCTTCGCCGCGATCGTATCGCCGCCATACATGCGCATGAACGCGCCGCGATCGTTGTAGCGCGCCGGGTCCATCTTCTGAAGCAGGCTGAAAATCTCCGACGCGTCATTCTTGACTGGATCGCCGGTCGCGTGCACGTAATACGGCTCGGCGTCGCCGTGCTTATCGGTCAGCGCCGCGACCGTGTGCGACAGCGTCGAATCCTCTTTCCCCTCGCGATCGAGCAGACCGTGCGCCTCATCGGCCATGATGAAGTCGAAGTCGATGCCGTGCTTCGCGAGCGCGCCGCGCACGTAGGCGGCCCGCTCGGCGCGATCCATGCCGCGCATTTTCTCGGCGGCCGCTTCCGGCGTGATGCCGTCATGCTCGGCGGCCATGTGCAGCACGTCATCGCGAAGCGCCTGATGCGTCACCACCGTGAAGTGGTTTTCCGGGTCTTTGTACGCGGCCATGCGGCTTTCGCGCGTGCCGCCGGGCTCGCAATGCCACTTGAAGGCGCCCGCTTTCAGGAAGCGCAGCGCTTCGGCGCCGAATTGGCCCTGAACGATCGACGGCACCGCGAACAGCCCCTTCTTGACCTTGCCTTCGCCGTGGAGCTGCGCGAACGCACCGAGCCCAATGCCCGTCTTACCCGAGCCGACACCGAAGCCGAGCGCGACGCGCTTGTTCGCGCCGATCATCTTGATTGCGCGCTGCCGCTTAGCGCCTTCCGGCCCGCTCATCGATGCGTGGAAGAGCTTGACCGGCTGCCCCGGCTTGAAGCCGCCGCCGATCGCCTGAATGACGCTCGCGAGCTTGTTCTCGGCCGCGTGCCCGATCGTGCGGCGCTCATCGGCCGCGAGCGGCTTCTCTTCGTGCGTTTCCGGCTCGTCGTCGGAGCTGAAGAAGCCCATCTGCGCCTGTTCGAACGCGGCCTTCTGTTCTTTCACCGCGTCGAGCTTGTCCTTGACGCTGCCCGACTGGAATTTGCCGTCCGCGCCCTTCTGAAGCCCGGCGATGAGCGACTTTTCCTTCGCGATGCGCTCTTCGCGCGCCGCTGGATCAACCGCGTCGAGATGGTTCAGGTTGTTCCGGATGACCGTGCGCCCGAGCTTGAGCGGCGCGTCGGCGTGGAGCGTGTTGTATGCCTTCGCGAATTCGTCCGTCACGCGCGAGCGGATCAAGTCCTGAATCGCCTCGTAGGCTTTCGGCTGCGATCGCAGTTGCTTCGCGTAGTCGTCCCACGTCAGCCCGGCGGCCTTGATGTTGCCCGCGAGCTCATCGCGCGCCGACGCCCAAGCGGACCAGCTCGGATTCTCCGACTCTTCGCCGAACATGTCCGTCACCGTCTTTTCGGGCTCGTCCTGCATGAGCTTGTCGTACTGCGCGAGCATCGACGCGCGTTCGGGCGAATCGTGCGCGACGTTCTTGTGGAACCATGCGCGCAGCGCGGCCCTATCCGCGCGCGTGAGGCTGCCGATTGCCTTGTAGGCGACAACGCCCTCAGGCACGGCCGCGAGCGCCCTGTGCGCGGCGTCTTGCGCCTTGTCGTCGGCTTCGAACGCCTGTTTGTTCAGCGTGGAGCGCTGCCCGCCCCAATGCGACGCCACGAACGCGTCAGCATAGCCATCGAAGAGCGGCGCGAGCTGTTCGGCGCGCTGGAGTTGCTTGCCGTCGAGCTTGTTCGGCGCTACCGCGTCAAGAGCAGCACGGTATTCGTCGCTTCGAGCGGCTCCGACTTTGTCGAAGAATGCCGCCGATTGCACGTCCGACAGGATATCGGCGGGCGCGTCGCCGTCCGCATACCGGCCCCCGATATAGTCGCGCAGCGATGCCTGCAGATCGTCCGCCTTGCCGTCGAACGGCTTCGCAAGCCGTTGAGCCACGCCAGCATCGAGCTTGAGCGCCAGATCAGCGCGATTTGCAAAGCCCTGAGGAAGCCAGTTCGCCTCATCGTGTTTCCCCTCCATGATGTCAAGATTGCGCCGCACGCGGGCAATGCCCTCGTGATCCACGTTGCGCGCGAGCTTGTCGAGCCCCGACGCATTGAGCGTCAGGAACACGTTCACGCCGGTTCGCTCCAGCTTGTAATCGCCCGGCACCATGCCGAGCGCGCGCACCTGACGCACAGCCGACTCGAGCGGCGCGCGACCGAGCGACACGGTCAGACTGTTGCGCTGGCGCTCCTTCATCGCCGCCACGAGCGCGGCATTGGCTTCCATCTCGCCCAACGACATGCCGAGCACCTTGTCAGCCGCCGCGAGCGCTTCTGTGCGCCGCTTGTTGATGCCGACCTTCGTCACGACGTCGTCAGCCCCGTCAGCGGCCTGCATTTCGAGCTTGGCGGCCTCTTCGTGAAGCTGCTTGACCTGATCGAGCGCCGCGCCCGCCACGCTCATATAGCGCTGCTTGTGGAAATCGGCGAACTGATCGGCCATCTCGTCGGCGCGATCGTCGCCAAGATCGGCACGCAAGCGGCGCGCGAGCACCTGAGCGGCCCCGGCCATGCCGAGCACGTCCACCACCGAGCGATCCACGAGCGAGGCGCCAGCGGCCGCCTGAGACAGCGCATTGAGCGCATTGAAGGCGCCTGCCGTCGCGTGCGTGCCGAGCGTCTCTTCGGTCGATTTGCTCACTTCGGCGAGGAATGAGCGCGTAGACAGCGTCGCGAGCTCGTCCTTGAGCGCCTCTTGTGCCTGCTGAGCCGTCGCCGGATGCACCTCGAGGACATACGCCTGCGGCTCGACGTCGCGCGCCTGATCGACGTCACGCGATGCCTTGCGCGCGGCCGCGACGACCGCCTGCATTTTCTTCTGCGCGACCAGCAGCGCCGCCGCCTGTTTCGCCTGGACGACTTGCGGCTTCAGATCGGGCTTCTGGAGCTGCGCGGCCGCAATCTCCGCGTCGATTTTCTCGGCTTGGATCTGTTTCGAGTCCTGTGCGGCCTGTTCCGCTGCCGCCTGTACGTCGTCCTTGCCCTGTATCGCCTTGACCTCGTCGGCGAGCCCCTCTTCTGTCAGCCCCGCCTTTTCCGCCCGAACCTTGAAATCCGGCGCGAGCCCGTTCTCGTTCACCGGCTTGACCGCGTCAAGATCAGCCACCGACAAGACCGCCGCGTCATCACTGACAAGCGGCACGTCCGGCCCGAATGCCTTGTCGATTTGCTCTGGATCAGCCAACAGCGCTTGTCTCTGGAGCCCGACAGCGGCCTTCGCTTTCGCCAGAAGCTCGGCGTGATAAGCCTCTGCGGCCTTTTTTGCGGCCTTGTCGGACAAGCCTTGTAGCTGCGCCGCTGGCAGTGAGAGCGAATCCGCGCCCCATCCCATTGCTTCAGCGACAGTCGAGATGAAGTCGTTCTCGGCTTGGCGTCTCTGATCCTTTATCTGCTGGCGAACAAGCTGCTTGGCTTCGTGCGTGCCGTTGAGCTTGTCCTGCTTGACCTGAGCTTGTCGCGCCTCCCTGTTTGCGGCTTGTCGTTCAGCGCTTTCTTGTCGATACTCGCTTTCCGACTTGACGCCACGCAGCTTCAGGTAGTTGAGCTTCCCACCCGCACCACCGATAACGTGCATCACCCCCGAGCCGTGGTGCGTCTCCTGCACGAGCACCGGCACCCCCTTGGAGCCTTCCCCATGCGGATGCACCGTAATCCACCGTGCGCCCGCTGGAATCGCCTCTGTGCTCCCCTCTGCCTTCTGGAGTATCTCTCCCCTGTGGGAATGGTCCTCTTCGGCCTCAGGCGTCAAATTTGACCCTAGCCGAATCCGCCCGGCGTCATCCACCACGAAGCGCGGCTCGACGGCTTGACGCGGCTGTACGGCCATATCCGGATATTTCGGCGCGAGGACCGACCAATCGAACGGAACGCCAATGAGCGGCGTGTCCGCATCGCTTCCCCTGTACGGCGTGAGCGCTGGCAGATCGCCCGCGAGCGCCTTGCGCATCACGCGCACCGGCTCGAAATGCGTCACGCGCCGCGCCCCGATATCGTCCACCGTGGGCACCGGCTCCAGCTCTACGGCCCAATGCCCGGCAGCAACCACCAGCCGTGCGCAGAACTCCCCCGCCCCACTCTTACGCATCCACCCGCATGCATCGGCATTCGCCAGCACGCGCGCCACGTCTGAGCTTTTTAACTGATTGGTTAATGACACAGCGAACGAGAACGCGAGCGCACCGTCGCGGAGCTGATAGGCGGAATCGGTTTGATAGGTCATAGCGGCCATTGTCGAGTCACGACCGCGCCCGTATCACGACTTTCCGCCGGGTCAATAGTTATACCTATGGGGTAAAATAAAGTTGCTCTACCCCCTTGCGTTCGTCTGGTTAGTCGCCTAATATCACTACATCGACGCAGCCACTAACAAAGAGCCCACCATGAACGAAAAGCAAGCAATCGAATTCGCAAGCGAGCACGCAATCCCCGTAGGCGTGGACCGCGTTCGCCGAATCAAGGTGAAAGGCAGTTGGACGCGCGAATTTTCGTTCACGGTCGGGAACCTCACCGTTAAGCGCCGACTCGGCGAGGACACATGGCAAGCGCTCGGCCGCTCGGAAAGATTCAAGCGCGGCGAAGCGATCGAGAAATGCGTGCGCCACCTTCTCAACGCCGAAAGCGACCAATCCGAGTAAGCCCAAGCCCGCCGCGCGCGGGCTTTGTCGGTACCAGACACCGGAGCCGCACCATGACCATCTACTACCACCCGCGCGTAATGAAATTCGAGTCCTCCCACGCTCGGCAAGACGAACGTGCGAAGGCGCTCGGCATCGTCATCAACCGAACCGGCGTGACCGCGAGCGACGCGACGGTCGTCATCTCGTATGAGAAGTACACCGCCGACTATCGCACCGTGCGCGAGCGCCCCTTCGTCGTCTACAGCCGCCACACCGGCACACGCACCTACCGCAGCGCGTTCGCGACGCTCGATGGAGCGGCGAAGGCAGCCCACAAGATCGAAGCGGCCATGAGAGCCGCCACCCAACCCGGAGCCCCTAGATCGGAATGACCAAACCAAAACAGAGCCCATCGGAACGCCGCTTCTCGTGGTTCCTGCATATCGGCACCTGCTACAAGCGCGGCTATGAGGCGCAGCAAGCGGGCGAGCCGTACGAATCGCCATACCGCACCGGCTCAGGCGTGCAGCAGCAGAGGCGCGGCGCATGGGAACGCGGATACAAGCGCGCGGCGCAAGGACTCCCGCTCGATGACTCTAACGGCTAACCCCTCACCCCGCCCCGGCGGGGTTTGTCGGTACCAGATACCCGGAGCCGCACCATGACCAACCGAGATATTCAGATCGACAACGAGCACGGCGGATTCTTCCTCTACGACGCCAACGAGCCCGACACCGCGCCCGCGCTCGCGCGCCGCATCCCGACCGAAGCCGACGCAAAGCGCTTCGCCGCAGTGGATCAACTGCTCGACGTCGCGCGTCGCGTCGCCGCGCTGGACGCTTGGCAGCAAGTACCGCCCGAACTGATCGAACAAGCGGAGCAAGCCGTAAAGGCCGCCGCCAAGTAAGGAGCCCACCATGCCCACCATCACCCGCACCGATGCGGCCACCGGCAAAGCAGTCGCGCCGCTCATCACCAACGAAACGCTCATGCTCGGCGAGCGCTTCCGCCTGATCGGCAACACGACGGTTTTCGAAGCCGTGGCGCTGCGCAGCATTCTCGGACAGCCCGCCGTTGACGGCCTGAGCCTGTGCGGCAAGTTCCGCACGACTGCGCGCATCGTGGACACGGCGCAAGTCGGCCCGAGGCGCCTTTACTGCGAAGGCCACAGCCACAAGCTCGGCTACGTCATCCGCTACGAGCTGAGCAACGCCGCGCCTGTGCGCCATTACCGCGACCTTCGCCGCGCGCGCCGCTTCATGGATCGCTACAACCGACTGTGCGAACGCGCAGCAGCACGGAGCCACTAACACCATGACGAAGCCAGCAATGGCCCTTACGTGGCGCGGAGAGACGCCCCGCCCGATCGGCCGCGACGCCGCCGCCCGCGTCATTCGCGGCAACCGCCGCGCCGCGCCCGAGCTGCGCATCGAAGTGAAGCGCATCCACCGCGAGACGTACATCACGAGCACTTTTCTCGGCGTCGGCTGCTGCATCCACCGTGCCGACCGGTAACGCCTGATCCAAAACAAGAACAGGGAGCCCCCACCATGTCTAAAGCGACCACCCGAGCCGCTCTTACGCTCCAGCACTGCGAGAGCATGCGCAAGCTGCAACGCGCGACCATCAAGCAGCTTGAGCGCGCCATCATGGGCGCGACGACGTTACCGGCGGCGCAAGCCGAAGTCCGGATCATTTGCGACGCGCTGCACCGCGCGCACATGGACGCGGAGACGCTCTTCCGCAAGCGGCTCGCGGGGCTTTGATTCGGATACATTCCGAGTAAATCAACCTGTAAGATACATAATCCGCTTGACCAAAAATCGCCCGGCAAGTGCCGCGCATCTCAACGGGGAACTCATGACCAAAGCCACCCTCACCGCCATGCCGCGCGCGCGCTGGAAGCCCGAGCTCGGCATTTCCTTCGCGATCGTCGGCACGCACATTCTGTGCGGCCACATGCGCGCGGCGAAGGACGCCGACGACGCCGCCGAGCTCGCGCGCCGCTGGAATGAGCACGACAAGCTGCGCGCCGCACTGATGCGCCTGATCGCCGCTGAGCGCGCCCCGCGCGCCGAATGGATCGCCGCACTCGATCAAGCCCGACAAGCGCTTGGCGAGCCCGACAAGACCCGGAAAACCACCACCGCATACGCCGCCTGACCATGACCGACAACGACAAGATCCACGCCCGCCTGATGAAGCTATACGAGCTCGCCAAGCGCGGCGAGCACGGCGAGCGCGAGAACGCGCAGCGCTTCCTCGAGAAGCTGCTCGAAAAGCACGGCATGACGATCGCCGACTTGGACGACGCCGCGACGCGCTATTACCGCCTGTCCTACAAGAGCGAGCTCGAATACAAGCTGCTCACGCAGATCATTTGCACTGTGCTTCAGGTGAATACGTTCCGGGCGAAGCTCACGCCGAAGAGCCGATACATCGAGATCCAGCTCACGAAGGCGCAACACCTTGAAATCGAAATGCAGTTCGCGATTTACCGGCGCGAGTTCGCGCGCAACATCGATCGCATGTTCGCGGCGTTCATCCACACGAACGGACTCACCGGCCCGGCGCGCGACGCCGAAGATGATCCACGCCCCACGCGCACCTACAGCGACGAGGAAGCCGCCGCTATCCGGCGCATGATGCGCGGCATCGAGCGCACACCGATTCACAAAGCCATCGAAGGCTAAGCGTCACCCCGCAGATAAGCGAACTTTTTTATCTGTGGGGTATTGTGCTTTCCGCGTTAGTCGCCTAATATTCTCACATCGACAACGCAACCGGAGCACACCATGACCCGCAATCAAGAAATCGCTCAGACCATCCTCTCGCAGATCGGCGGCCAGCGTCGCCTTGTCCTGATGACCGGCGCGAAGCAATTCGTCGCGATCGAGTCGGGCCTGCAGTTCAAGATCGGCGGCGGCGCAAAGGACGGCATCAATTGCGTGCGCGTCACCCTCACGCCGATGGACGAGTACGAAGTCGAGTTCCTGCGCGTGCGCGGCATGACGTGCAAGACGGTCGCGAAGCACGAAGGCGCGCACGCCGAGGACTTGGCGCCGCTCTTCTCGAAGCAGACCGGCTTCACGCTCGCGATTCCGCGCGTCGTCGGCATCAACGCCTAACACGAGCCCGCCCGGCCGCCGCCGGGCTCACCTGAGAGACGCCATGTACACGCTCGCGATCCAATCCCCGATTTTCGACAACCGCGATTGCATTCGCGGCACCCGCACGACGATTCTGCGCGAGTTCGGCGCGTTTGAGACGCTCGCGTGGGCGTTCCGCAAGGCCGATCGGCTTCACGACGAGTGGAAGCTCGACTTAGGCGACGGCGACAACGTGCAGGTATGGCAGGACGGCAAGCGCGTGCAGCGCCCGCGCGCGGAGTGGGCAAAAGACGACGACTTCGAGCTTCCATTTTGAGGCGCGCATGAGAACCGCAAGCTGGATCATCCGCGAGAAGGCCACCGGCCGCGTGATATGCGAGACATTCGAGCGGCGCACGGTTGACGCGCTCAACACCGCGCGATACGAAGCCGTCCCGATACTCGAATACCTGCAAAGCCTCAACCGCCAGTAACCGACCCGGCCCGGCGCCGGGTTTTGCTTTTCTACCGGCCCGATAAATTATTTTCGATTCCCTATTGCGTTCCGTGTATTAGGCGACTAATATCTCTACATCGACAACGCACGCGGAGATGCAGCATGAAAACGGAACTTATCGCGAAGTATCTGACGAAGAGCGGCCAAATCGGCTTCGAAGTGTTCCGCACCACCTTCGCGAGCGGCAAAGTCGGCTACCGCTACAGCGGCAAGTTCGGCGCGGGCTGCGGCGACCTTCAGCAGATCAAGAACGCGATCGCCGTCACCCTCGCGAGCAAGCGCGGCATTCAGACCATCATCGCAATCTAACCGACGCGCCCGGCCCGCCGGGCTCCCTCTTCACTCAGGAGTCACCGCATGAAAAACGTCCAATACGTCTCAGTCACCGAGCTTCACGCGGGCGACGTCGCGCTCTTCCACGGCGCGCAATTCGAAATCGTGTCCACTGGCGAATCACGCGGGCACATCGACGGCGTGGCGGCGTACAACAATTCGTTCAACGACTTCGTCGGCCCGTCGCCCGTCGCCACGCCGCGCGGCCGCTGGATCAGCGGCGAAGTGGTCGAGGGATACTTCGGCCCGGATCGTGACTGGTTCTTCCAAGGCAATCGCCGTCACGTCGTCGCAATCAAGCCGCGCGCACAATAACCCCCCCGGCCCGCTTCGGCGGGCTCACCGGAGCAAACAAGCATGGCCGTCAACTGGAAACACGTCGCAGACACGTTGCAGATCCAAGGCATCGACATTAAGGCGAATTTCAATTCGTTGAGCGAGGCGCAAGTCGGGTTCATCACCGAGCAGGCGAAGAAGAGCGGCTACCGGCCGCCGAAGAACGCGAGCAGCTCGGCCGCCGATATGTTCTACGCGGCGATCCAGCGCAAGATGAAGGTGCGTCCGAATGCATCCGTCATCGCGCGGCGCCTTGCGTAACCGGAGCCGCGCATGAACGTCCAATCGACGCAGAAAATCCCGCTCGATGCGCTGAAGGCACAAGCCGTGCACGTCACGCGCCGCGACGAAGGCGTCATCGAATACCAATTCGCCGACAAGTCATTCATCGAAGTCACCCCGCGCGGCGACGTGTTCCGATACCTGCCGTCCGGCTGGCGCATTTCCTGATCCACCGAGAGAGCCCATGCAAAACCACTACGAAATCAACGTCTCGCTCAACGGCAAGCATCTCTTCGCGACCGCCGAGCGATCGGCGCGCGACAAGCAAGACGCCGAGCGGCTCTTCCGGCTCTTCGCCGAGAAATTCCCCGAGCGCGACGGCTACAGCATCCGCGTCACGCATTGGCAGGCGCAAGGCGAGCGCGTCACCTTCGAATGAATCGAGCCCGGCCCCGCGCCGGGCTTTTTGTTTATCTGGCGGGTAACTTTTTTTGCATCTACCCCTTGCGCGTGCGTCGTTAGGCGACTAATATAACTCCATCGACAAACACAACGGGAGCACGAAGATGGCGACGAAATTCCACGGTTACGCGCGCAAGACCTTCAAGTATCGCGACGGCGCGAAGCAGCACGACGAGCGCCAGTATGTCGGCGTGTTCAAGCGGCTCGAATCGAACCACCCGGTCGTGTATGACCAGTACGGCGATCACGCCGAGCAGCGCGTGACGTTCGTTGCCCCGCGCGGCGTGAGCATGCAAGACGCGATCGATGCGATCTACGACGCGTCGCGCTTCGGCTGCACTTGCTCATATGACTGCTGCGGCCACTGGCAAGGCAGCGCGAGCAACGTGACGCGCACGAAGGGCCGCGAATTCTCGGCATTGGTCTACAGCTACCGCAACGTCTAAGGAGCCCGCCATGACGCACAACGAAGTCACCTGCCTCGCAACAATCGCCGTGCTTTGCAAAGCTCACCGCCGCAGCGTGCGCACCATCCGCAACGCGCTCGAATACGGCGATCGCGACATGTGCCGCCAGTTCTCCGACGTCGCGGGCGTGCTCGTGCTCCACCGGATTCGCGCACAGACCGCGCTCGACTTCCAGAAGAAGAAGGGCCAGCAGTAAAACCCCGGAGCCGTGCGATGCGGCTCCCGTACTTTCTCACCTTGGATCAACGCAATGACCGAACAAAACGAGATGACGGACGCCGAGGCGGCGATCTGGAACGAACTGACGCCGCGTGAAATGCAATTTGTGTCGCCCGAGGCGATCGAAGCAGTCTTGCGCGCGCAGGCGGCGAGCGCCGCTAAGCAGACGTCCGAGTTCGGCACATTCGACGCGTGGATGACGTCGGAATACGGGCTGAATGAGCAGGCAGCGAGGCGCGCATCGTTCGGCTTCGATGGAATGCGCGCAGCGTTTCAGATCGGACACCATGCCGCGCAAGCTGATGCGCGCGACGCGGCGCGCTATCGCATGGCTCGCAAGCATCGCTACATCAACCGAGTCGAAGAGCACGAAATCGACACGCTCATCGCCAAGGCGAAACCGTGACGCCCGGCGAACTTCGATCCATGTTTAAGTGCGAATTTCCGCCGCCTGATGCGCGGCTTTTCTCACTGGCGCGCGCGTATCACGAGCGCACCGAAGCCTACGACCGCACGGTATGCACCGGCCCGATCGGGCGCGACGGCATCCTGCCCGCGACGCCGCGCGAGATGGGCCTCATCAACCGCAACGCGAGCATCGTCATGCGCGAGATACTGAACGAAGGCCAGATGCTCGGCTTCACGCTTGCGGAGCTGCGCCGCGCGATCGCCCACTACGACTTACCTATCACCGATGGATCAACGCATGCCCGCAAAGACTGAACGCACCACCACGAACGCCGAGCGCGTCGCCAAGAGCCGCGAGAAAACGCTTGCCGCTGGCGGCCGCCGCCTCACGATCGTCCTGCAGCCCGAGACGAACGACAAGCTCAATCGGCTAATCGAGAAGCACTCGTCAACCGCGACGAGTGTCATCGAATGGCTGATTAACAGCGCGAAGGGCTGATGGATCAGCGCTTTCCGCGCTTTTTCGTGAACGTGGCTTTCGCCGCGTTCGCGCGCGCCGTCGCGAGTTCGTCGCGCAGCTCGGCGCACTTCTGTTCGACGGCCACGAGCTCACGACGCGCCGAAACTAGATCCATGCGCGTTCGCTCGGCCATCGCGAGCGCGTCCAACTTTTCCCGCTCGGCGCGCTCAATCTCCTGCGACGAATTCATCGCCAGCAGCGCGATC